GATTTAAAAGTTTACAACACAGCATTAAGCGATAGCGAATTACAAGCATTAACAAGTTAATTTAATACAATGAAATATATATTTAAGAAATATGAATTTGAAAGCCAAGATTTGGCTGAAACAAGAATAGCTGCATTACCACATACAGAAGATGAGGAAGGCAACGAACACCCTTCGCACAGCCATACGGTTGTTAAATTAGGTTATATCTTTACAGAGCAACCTACATTTGATGAAGATGGAGAACTACTAACGGAGGGAGTACAATCAGATATGTATTCTGTTGATGTTCTATGGAACGCATCAGAGATTACTGAAACTGATGAAGAAGGCAATCAAGAGATTGACTATCCTTATGGTTGGGTATCTAAAGAGATAGAAGTAGAAGGTAACGGTGTTCACACCTTTGCAGGTAGAAACTTTTAATTATGGACTTAAACTCGTTTAAACTTTATATAATCAACTTATCAGCTATTACGGTTAGCACAATGGATATATTAGAAGATAGTCTAAAGATACTTTTATTGTTGGTTACTATTGGCTACACAGCCCAAAAGTGGTACGAGTTAAAAAAGAAGAAATAATGTGTGATATTTGTATGCATTGCGGTTTATGTTAAAATACTTTAATTATAGCGAGTTTGACAGCCCTGATGTTCAAGGTAGTGGTCAGCTAATGGATAAGACCTTGCTTGAGATGCTAGACGAAGTGAGAGATAAGTTCGACAAACCCATACACATAAATAGTGGGTTTAGAACACCTGCACACAATGAAAAAGTGGGAGGAGTAGAAACAAGCAGCCATCTTAAAGGACTTGCAGTAGACATATCCTGCAATACAAGCAAAGATAAATTTGACCTTGTTAATTGTTTACTAGATGTAGGATTTAGCAGAATAGGTATAGCTAATAGTTTTATACACGTTGATATAGACCCTGACAAAGCACAGGAAGTAATTTGGACATATTGAGCATAGCAATCATATCTTTATTCCCTACTTCGTTTATAGGTGGTATATCTTACTATCCTAAAAATGAAGACTACCCATTTAATGAACTAAACATATATTTGTTTTTAATACAGTTACAATTTAGAACTTATGAGCAAACCATTTAAAGATACTAAGGTAGGTAAGTTTCTAATAGGCGAGAAAGGTTTGTTTAAGAATTTAGCTAATACACTGCCTGACAAGGGCTTTTTAGGCGTTTTAAAGAACTTAATAGCTAAAGACAATGGTTTATCCCCATTTGAAAAAGAAAAGGCGTTAGAACTGCTTAAAATGGATATACTAGAAATGGAGCAGGTTACTGAAAGATGGGATAGCGATATGACTTCTGACAGTTGGTTATCCAAAAACACTAGACCACTTACACTACTTTACTTAACATTTATGACTACTTTGTTTGTTATTTTAGATAGTAGTGATAGCCCTTTTAAAGTAGGAAGTGAATGGGTAGAACTTCTTAAAACACTTTTAGTTACTGTTTATGTTGCATATTTTGGCAGTAGAGGCTTTGAAAAATACAAAAAAATTACTAAATAATATATAGTTATATATATATATATATAGTTATATATAATATTGATATATAGTATAACAAGTATATAACATATAACTACTATATAACATCTACTATATATAGCATATAACTATAAATAAAAACTACTATATATCAGTTAGTATATATGTGTTCAAAACTATATTTTTAGATGTTTAGAAGTAGGCTTATCTTTGGCATATGATAGAAAACATATTAGCAGAACAACTAACAGACAATCAGAAGATAGACAAGCTACTAGAATTAGATTGCAACCTATATACAAATCTAGGTAGTGATAGTACAAAGACCGAGAAGCAAGAAGTAAAGCGTATGTCAAGAAAAATATATAAAGCAATACAGGGTATCAATGAGCCTATTGGTAAGTCTTTATTACAAGCTATGGATAAATGACTAGAAGCAAAATAGTTAAAAAGCTAGATAGTGTGTTCAGCCTATACATCCGCAATAGATTTGCAAACAATGGCAAAGCTGAATGTTTTACTTGTGGTAAAGTAGATGATGTAAGTAGATTACACGCAGGACACTTTATGAGCCGTAAACACTATGCAACTAGATGGGATGAGGTAAACGTACAAGTACAATGTCCTAAATGCAATTTATTTGGTCAAGGAGAACAGTACACCTTTGGGCTTAATTTAGACAAAGAGTACGGAGAAGGTACAGCAGAAAAGTTACAACAAAAAGCTAGGGGTTTAGTTAAATTGTCAAATGATGACCTAAATGAGTTGATTGAAAAGTTTAAAGTATAACCTGCGCTTGTAGGTTAGTTTCTCTATATGTTTGTTCGAAAAGGGGTTAGTTTTATTACTAGCCCTTTTTTATTAAAATATTTTTTGTAGCTTTGGGCTATGATATATAAAGAAGATTTAAATAGGCTACGAGAAAATGAGCAAAACTTTGTTCGATTAGCAGAAGCCGAAGCACTTCGAAAAAAAGTAGAGGAGCTTGAAGCAAAAATAGAGATACTTACACAACAAATAATGACAAATGATATATACGAGTAAAGTAAAAACAGTAGTAAAAGGCGAAAGTTTCAGACTACCTGACGGAGTTACTATGAATAAATACACAGTAACATTCGCTAACGGACATAACCCTAATGTTTATTCTCCTAAAGAATTGACATTTAGTGAGGGGGATGAAGTTGAGTATGATTTAGACCAAAATAAAAACAAGGCTAAAATACTAATGAAAAGCAGCGTACCACCTGCTCCTAAAAACAACTATTCTAACCCTAAAGATGATGTACAGAAATACATTATAAGACAAAGCAGCTTAAATAGAGCAACTGACTTGTATGCAGGGAAAGAAATAAATACAACTGAAATAATAAATTTAGCACGTACATTTGAAAACTACGTGTTTAACGGATAAAAATAAATATTATGACTAAAACTTGGGTAGACGGATTGAGAATATTCGACAACAAACAGGAATGGATAGTTTGCGACATTAAAATAAATGCAGACGAGATGATAAATTGGATTAACCAAAATAGAGCAAACGTAAATGAACGTGGTTCTATTCCAATTACGATAGCTAAAAGTGAGAAAGGATTGTACTCAATGCTTAACACTTATGAAGTACAGAAGTCAAAGGAAGTAACAACAGCACAACATTCTCCTGACCGAGAAGCAGACTTGCCTTTCTAATGCTTATACAGCTAGACAATCACATAAAGAAGTTAGACGAATACCGAGCAGGAACTCTTAAAACAGGGTTAAGGCTTGGTATTCCAAGACTTGATGAACACTTTAGGTTTAAGTATGGGGATTTTAATATCATACTAGGACACGCAAACGTAGGGAAAACATCTCTAGTCCTATACCTAATGACACTATACGCTATGAAGCACGGCATTAAATGGCTTGTGTTTAGTAGTGAGAATGAGCCTTATTCTATTATAAGAAAAATAGTAGAATTTAGAGAAGGCAAACCAATAAACAAAATAGAGGAAACACACTACAAGGAGCAAGTAAAGTGGATTAACGAACACTTTAAATTTATTGATGGCTCAAAGCTATACACTTACAAATCACTACTAGATTTAGCACAGCACGTAAAAAAGGCTTGGGATTATCAGGGGTTTTTATTAGACCCTTACAACTCACTAAACAAAGACAAAGATGTACTAAAGGGTATATCAGGACACGAGTACGATTACCAAGCAACAAGCGAGATAAGAATATTCTGCAAAGAGAATAACATAAGTACTTGGGTTTGTACACACGCTGCTACACAAAGTTTAAGAGAAAGACACCACAAAGGACACTTTTACGAAGGACATCCTATACCACCTAGTGCAGCATCAGTTGAAGGTGGAGGTAAGTTTGTTAATAGGTGTGATAACTTTTTAGTGATACACAGATACATATACCACCCTGCTGATTGGATGTATTCACACTTGCATATTAAGAAGATTAAAGATGTAGACACAGGTGGTAGACCTACACCAATGGAAGACCCTATCAGACTAGAAAGCGTATTAAATAACGTAGGCTTTAACATAGAGGGTAAGAACCCTATACAATATCCTAAACGTGAGCAAATAGAATTACTGTGAATTTCAAAAATACATACAGACCTTTACCAAAAAGCCTTACTATTAAAAAGTCAGGTATAGATGGTTTAGGTTTGTTTGCTATTGATGATATTAAGGTAAGCACAGAATTAGGTATTACACATATAGACCTTTGGGATAATTGGATAAGAACACCATTAGGGGGGTTTATAAATCATTCTACATATCCAAACTGTTATATTAAAGAAATAATTAAACAAGATAAAAAGTGTAGAGTTTTATATACTTTGCGAGATATAAATAAAAAAGAAGAACTTACAGTTTATTACAAAATAAAAGAGTATATTAACCATTAAACAACCACATTGATAACCGACATACTAACAAGCAAACACAATAAATGGATAAGCTATTGCCGTAGTTGGGGGTGCAATCCTGACACATCAGAGGACTTGGTACAAGAGATGTATCTTAAACTCCTAGTGCTTATACAGAACGGAATAGATATCTCGTATAAAGACGATATAAACGACTTTTATATTTATAAGGTGCTTCGTAGTATGTTTTTAGATTTATGTCGTAAGGAGCAACGTACACAAGTTGTAGACCTAACAGACGATTACATAAAACACCTAATAGAAGAAAAGACAAAGGTAGAACTTGAAGATGAAAAGATATTTGAAGAAGCCTTTGACAAAGTAAACCAAGCATTAAATGAGATGCATTGGTACGACAAAAAGGTATTTGAACTTGTACAGGACACTAACAATATATCAGCACTATCTAGGGAAACTAACATAGAGTATAGAAGCCTTTACAATACCTATCAGAAAGTTAAACGCAAAATAAAAGAGAAATTATGATTGAACAAATATATAGAGATAGAAAAAAATGGTTAAGAATTGCAATGAGTTTTGGATTAAACAAACAAGACGCTGAAGATGTATTAAGCCATATGTATTTAAAAATTTATCAAAAATTAAAAAAAGGTTATGATATATCTTACGAAGATGGTTATAATCATATGTATGTATATAAAGTTATTAAGTCAAAGTATATAGATTTATATAGAAAAAAACGAAGAATAAAAACTATGCTTTCTATGCGATTTGACAATGATGGGGATGTAGTTTTTTTACATAGTGATGGTCAAAGGCATATGAAAACAAAGCCTAAAAAAATTAGAGCAGAAAAAAATTTAGATTATGATTTATTTAGCAATGAATACAAAAAAATACTTAATAAATTAAAAAACAACAAAAACAGTAGTTTATACAAATTACAGCAACACGTACACTATTTTGAAGAAATAAACAATATGGAAAAACCAAGCTTTACAAATTATTGTAAATTAAATAATGTAAAATACAGGGAGGTATATAACGGTTACCATATAGTTAAAGATATTTTAAAAAATGAAATGTTAGAATTAATATGACTAATAAATTTGAACAGGACTTAAAGAATGGTCAAGAGTATGAGAAGAAAGCCTTGTTGCTTATTCAGGAAAAATACCCTAATGCCTACATAATAGACGGTTACTGTTTAGATTGGGATATATATATTCCTGAATTAAAAATAGGTGTTGAAGTTAAAAGCGATGCGCAATATAAAGTAACAGGTAATTTCTATGTAGAGTATTTTTGTAACGGTAAGCCAAGTGGTATCTCTACTACAAAGGCTGACATATATTATATATATTTAGATAAACTTTATATAGTTAAAACAGAAGATTTAAAAGCAAAATGCAGAAAATACATAAACACAGATAGAGATAAAAAAGGTGGAGATAATATGGCTAGTAAAGGAATTATACTACCAATAAATGAGTTATTATGAGATTAGGAGATTTAGTATATTACATTACAAAGTACACAGGTATAAGATATGTTTACAAAAAGATATATCCTGACTGTGGGTGTGATGACCGTAGAAAGAAGTGGAACGACATAGAACTATAATATGCCAAAAGGAAAAATGAGCCAACACCAAGTATCACAATGGCAGGTGTTTCTTGCTACACTTGGAAACAAACTAACAAACGAGCAGTATAAATTTGTATGTGAGGTACACGCTGATTTATTTGCACACCCTTACCACGAGCCTTGTACGTGCAGCCCAAAACGTATAAAAGAATGGATAGCACAAATAACAAGGATATATGAAACTGGACTTAATACATAGTTTTGAGAAAGCCCTAGTTACTGCACTTAACCTTGATGGTTGGAGGCTGGTACATACAGGAGAAACAAATTTACCATACGATGCACAGGGAATAAGTCCGAAAGGACACAAGGCTGTAATCGAAATGAAATTCCGAGATAAGTACTATGAAACCAAAATACTAGAGGTTGGTAAGTATAACAATCTTATGAAGATGGATAGCGATATTCAGAAGTTTTACTTTGTAAATGACCCTAAAGGAAACTATATGTTTTGGCTAAATGACTTAAAGGATTTAAAGAAGGAAGAACTGTATTGTCCTAAAACTACAATGTGGAACACCAACAAACAAAATAAAAGTGTATATTTGTTACAAGAGAAACAAGCTATAATAACAAACATATATGAATAATAAAGATTTTATTGCTATGAGTTGGGAAGAACGCATAGACTATTTTAGAGGTGTAGGGTTAAGAACTACATTTAATATTGCTATGGATGATGACCATCCCTTATGCATAGATGCAAACGATTACCTAGACGAAAAGAATGAATAAGAAACGAGCAAGTCAATCAGCAAGAATACAAGAACTAGAACAGCATATAGTTAAAATATATATGATACTAGAACAAGTAGTAGAACAGCTAAAAAACAAGGATGAACAGGGAACTACTAAAACTTAAATTTCAAGGAGATTTTACAGCAGCTTCACACATTATACAGAAGTGGTTAGAGAAAAGCCCTGACAACAAAGAACTGAAACACGTTACAGAGTATTTGACAAACTCCTATATTTATGCAACAGCTTGTGAGATGCAAATAAAAGAAGCCAATGCAATCATAAACAGATTAAGAGAGAAGCGAGATAAGTATAAAGACCTTGCAGACGATTACAAAGAACTATACGAGAAACTACAAGAGAAAACATTATAACAAACATATAGATTATGATAACATTACTAAACGGAGAGAAGTGGGATAGGCAAGAGTTACTATCTAAAATGGATGATGATAGCTTTTACTATGGGCATTTAGGTAAACACGCATTAAGTAGCAGCAGCATTAAATTGTTACAGACAAGCCCAAAAAAATATCACTACATTACAAAGTACAGCAAGAACGAAACTTCACCTGCTTTACGTGCAGGGCATTTATTCCACACAGCTATACTAGAGCCTGAAAAATACAGCGAGATAAAATTCATAGACGTACAAAGTAGAAACGCTAAAAAGTTTAAGGAAGCAGTAGAGGAGTATGGAGAATGTTTTACAGCAAAAGAGCGTAGCGAAAACGAAAGGTTAATAGATGCTTTCTTTAAGAACGAACAAGCCTTACAACTTATTACTGATTGTCAAACAGAAGTACCTGCTATTGGTAATATAGATATGATGCCATTTAGAGGCAAAGCAGATGTATTGAGTAGCAGAGGTATCGTTGACCTTAAGACATCAACAGACGTGAAATCTTCATTCCCTTATTCAGCTCGAAAATACGGTTATGATATTCAAGTTTATATATACTGCCAACTATTCAACATACCTTACACAGAGTTTACGTTTATAGCTTTAGACAAAGGCACACTAGACATAGCGATATACGATGTATCAGAGGACTTCTATTTAGAGGGAGAACGCAAAACACTAGAAGCAATAGACAGATACAAGATGTTCTTTATAGAAGATGCAGACCTAGATAGTTACACATTAAGAGGTACGCTATGAAACGATTTATAAGCGATATGGAAACCATACAACTAGCCATCAAGCTAGGAGATTATGAAGATGCTTTAGAAATGCTACAAGAGGTTAAAGAAGAAATGATTATATTAGATGCTTTAAATTATGAATAAAGAACAACTAGCATACGAGAAAGGTTACAGGGTTACAAAAGACGGATGTTTAATTGGTTTAAGACGCAGAAGGATTGGTTCGATAAATAATGAAGGGTATGAAAGAACAACAATTTTAAATAATAATAATAAAAAACTTTATATTCAAACGCATAGATTACAAGCATATCAAAAATATGGAGATAAATTATTTCAAGATGGTATTGTAGTCAGACACTTAAACGGAAACGCTTTAGACAATTCTTGGAATAACATAGCCATAGGCACACAGAGAGATAATATAATGGACATACCTAAAGAAAAACGTAAAAGAGATACATCAAAAGGTAATAAAGCATCTATAAAATATCCGAAAGAGTTTGTGTTAAAATTAAGAGAAGAATACAAAGTAATAAAAAATTATAATGAATTAGGTAGAAAATATCATATGTATCCAACAGTGATATGGCAATTAATAAACAAACGCAAAGTATTTAAAGATGCGTAAGACTACACTAATAAAAAGTTATGCCTACTTTAAAGGCGAACTACAAAGAGCATACGAAAACACAAACGAGAAACTAATAAACTATTATACAGATGAAATACAAAAACTTCTTACTAAATACTACACAAAGAAACAGGGAGAACATACAACACCTAAAAACTTTGATTGAGAAGCAAACAGGGAAAGACATAACAATAAACACTAGACACAGAGAAATAGTATTTGCAAGAAAGATATACTACAAGATACTTACCCTAACTACCAAGATGAGTTACAAGTCTATTGGGGATACACTAGGGCAGACACACGCAACTGTAATACACGCACTAAACAACTTTGATTGGGATTACGACCATAACCCTGCATTCAAAGAAGCATATGATAGAGTTTATAATAAGTACACTAAAAAGGGTACTGTTACTACTGTTGAAACAATGATATACGAAAACAGAGTATTAGAGGAAAAGATAGTTGAACTAAAAGGTCAGATAGACGAATTGAGAAACGAGTTAAAAGAAACACGTAGAAACAATATAAGACCTAGAAACCAACAAGCAACTATATACAACGCATCAGAAACAGTAATACTGTGAAAAAAGCCATACACATAATAGCAATTTTATGGGCTATCTTTCTAACAATAGGAGTAATAGGTGGAGCGATTGAAATAATAATAAACTTATGAAAATAAACCACACAAAAGTATTAGCTTGGATAGTAATAGGGATTATGACAATAGCTATTTGGAATAGCATATATAATTTAGTGTTTTAAAAAAGTAAACTAATTACGTTATACTTATAAGCGGTTTACAATAACTTAATACGCTTAACTATGTACGACACTAAAGAACTAGAAAGAAAATCACTAGAAGCCATTAAAGAGCATAAACTGATGTTTATAGAACACGTAGTTGCTTATTTACCCTGTTCAAAGCCTACTTTTTATGAGCATAAACTTAACGAACTTAACAGCATAAAAAAGGCAATAGAAGAAAATAGAACTGTTAAGAAAGTAGCGTTACTTAATAATTGGATTACAACTGAAGCTGCACCTGTATTGCAAATAGCAGCTATGAAGATGATTAGTAGTGATGAAGAAGCGCACAGGCTAAATGGTACAAAGCGTGAGATAAAGCACGACACAAAACAAAAGAGTTTTAAGGTAGAAGTGATTGACCACAATACAAGTAAATAAAGTATACAACCATCTAACCAACTCTAATAAGAAGATAACATTAGAAGTGGGTGGAACTAGGAGCGGTAAGACATACAATGTTCTACTGTGGATAATACTACACTATTGCCAACACAACGAGAACAAGATTATAACTATATGCCGTAAGACGTTCCCTGCATTGAGGGGTACTGTAATGCGAGACTTTATAGAGATACTCAAAAATATGGATTTGTATGATGATGAGAAGCACAACAAGTCAAACCACGAGTATAAGTTAGACAGCAACCTTATAGAGTTTATTAGCCTAGACCAAAGTCAGAAAGTAAGAGGGCGTAAAAGAGATTTGCTGTTCTGTAATGAGATGAATGAACTTGATAGAGAAGCATTCCAACAGTTAGCATTTAGAACAACAGGAAAGATTATAGGAGACCTTAACCCTTCTGATGAGTACCATTGGATATGGGAAAGACTAGAGCCAAGAGATGACGTAGAAATATACAACACTACCTACCTAGACAATCCATTTATAGACGATAGCATAAGGAGCGAGATAGAACTACTAAAAGACACTGACGAAAACTATTGGCGTATATATGGACTTGGGCAAAGAGCAATATCTAAAGCAACTATATTTAAATACACAGAGATTGATAGCATACCTGACGATGCACAGCTTGTGGCTTATGGGATGGACTTTGGATTTAACGACCCTACTACACTTGTTGCGACATACAAGAAAGACCACAACCTATACTTTAAAGAACTTCTATACAGGTCAAAGATGACAACAGAGGACATACACCAATACTTAAAAGGAGTAGAGGTATTAGGTATGACTTATGCAGATAGCGCAAGACCTGAAATAATAGAACAGTTGCGTAGATACGGACACAAGGTAATGAAGTCTTATAAGGGTGCTAATTCTGTACTAGCAGGGATAGACCTACTTAAAAGATATAAACTCCACGTAACAAAGGATAGCGAGAATATGATAAAAGAGTTTAGAAGCTATAAGTGGAAAGAAGATAGAGCAGGTAGAATAACTAACGTACCTGAAGATTTACACAACCACACACTTGATGCAGCTAGGTACTCCTGCTACTCTATATTAAGTAAGCCTAACTTTGGCAAGTACTACATTCACTAAAAAAGTTTTATAAACATTTGGTTAATTAAAATATTGTTTATATATTAGCATCATAATTAAAAACAAACATTATGACACAGCAAGGCAAAGACACATTAAAATTCATTGAAAGCTTACAAGGCAAAGGATTAACAGGAAGACAAATACTTGATGAAACTGCATTGTTTAGAGAAAGATGGGAAGAAAACCAATTACCTGAAGGAATAAAAATAACCACTAACACTTATGGTTTACCTGAAATAAAAACAACATAAAAAAACAGGGGGAGCAATCCCCCTTTAAAACAAACATTATGAAACGTAAGATAGAAAACTTTATATTTGACACAATAATATACGTAGCTGCTTTTGGATTAGTATGCACGTTTTGCCAACTATGCGCTCACGCTGATAAATGGATGGGGTTATGAAAGATTTAAAACTTTTTATAGTGGTTATTCTGACACTAACATTTTTAATTTGGTCTAAACATTACTTGGGGATATGATAGTAGAAATAGGAAACAAACACTTTAGAGATACAGGGGAAACTATGCAAGAGGTATATTGGAATGAAACCTTTGAGGAGTGGACACCTGTACTATGGGAGCAAAAGATGGAGATATGAAAAAGACCAAGAAACAAATAGACGAGAATGTTAGGTTTATACCTTTAGCTGAATGGCAAGAAACGTATCAATACCACAGAACAAACAAGCGCAGCAGACAGGTAGATGAAAACGGTAAGAGATGAAACTACATAAACTACACACAGGGGTTATAATAACTCACATACACACAGACATAGGAATAAGCGTAAAGGCTAGACATCCTAAAGACAAGGACTATAAAGTGTGGGAATTACTACACAAAACACAACAATTTTATAGAGGGCTTTTATAGCCCTTTTTTTTATTCCTAAAAACCTGCTTTATATACGTTATATTTATATGAAGTATGAATTAAACGTACCTACAAGCCTAAACGAGATAACACTAGGTCAATACCAACAGTATCTAAAACTACCTGAAGGTTTAACTGACAACCAAGTAGCACTTAAAATGGTGGGTATCTTCTGCCAAGTGCCTGACACAGTTGTAAGAAACATAAAAGCTGCTGACATACAAACAATAGTAGCAACCCTTACAAAGATGTTTAACGAAACTCCTGAACTAACAAGAGAGTTTAAACTAGATGGTAAACGATACGGCTTTATACCTAACCTAGACGATATGTCTTTTGGGGAATACATAGACATTGATACATACTTGGGGGATTGGGATAACATAGAGAAAGCTATGGCAGTCCTTTATAGACCCGTACAGGGCAGTTATGACAAATTATATAACATAGAGCCATACGAAGCTAAAGATGCCCTAGAGTACAAGCATATGCCTTTAGGAGTTGTATTAGGTTCTATTATTTTTTTTTACAATTTAGGGAGCGAATTGTGTCAGGTTATGATGGATTATTCACTCAATCAGGAAATGACCTATCAACAGAAGCAAACTTTGGAGCAAAGTGGGGTTGGTATCAATCAATATACGGATTGGCTCAAGGAGACGTTACAAGATTTGAAAATATCACTAAACTAAATATGCACGAATGTTTATATGCATTAGAGTTTATGAAAGAGAAAAACGAATTAGAAGCAAAAAGAATTAAACGAAATGGCTAATACAGCAGTAAGAGGTTTTTACCTAATCACGCAAACTATAAAAGACCAACTACTATTGGATGAAAATGTCAATACGGTTACAACAGGAGATTTAACAGAGATAGACTTATCCAAGCAAACTATATTCCCATTGTCGCACGTTATCATAAACAGCGCAACCATACAAGAACAAGTAATTAGATTTAACATCACAGTCCTAGCTATGGATGTTGTAGACTTTAGCAAAGACGAAACAATAGACATATTTGTAGGTAACAATAACGAGCAAGATGTGCTTAACACACAACTAGCAGTTTTAAATAGATTGTTTGGTTTATTAAGACAAGCTGACGTTAGCGATGTGTACTCTTTAGATAGCGACCCTAGCTGTGAGCCGTTCTATGATAGGTTTGAGAATGAACTAGCAGGGTGGAGTACAACCTTTGATATAACCATTCCTAATGACATATACCTATGCTAGACAATACAGAGGATATATTGAATGGCTTTGCCAAGAGAGTTATACAACAATCTAGGACACGACTAACTAAAGGCAAAAAGAATAGTAGTAAGGAATTATACAACAGCCTTAAATACGACCTTAAAACGTCTGCAAATGCATTTATACTAAACTTCTTTATGGAGGAGTATGGTATCTATCAGGACAAGGGTGTAAGTGGTACTAAAAAGAAATACAACACACCATTTAGTTATAAGGATAAGATGCCTCCACCACAAGCATTAGACAAGTGGTTAGTGAGAAAAGGTATTAAAGGAGTAAGAAACGCACAAGGGCAATTTATAAAGAGAAAGAGTTTACAGTACTTAATGGCTAGAAGTATATTTAGAAAGGGTATAAAGCCTAGCAATTTCTTTACAAAGAGTTTTGAACAAGCATTTGACAAACTACCAAAAGAGTTAGTAGATGCATACAAATTAGATTTAGAAGAATTTTTAACATCAACAACAAGTGGCAATTAAAATAAACGTAAGAAGTCCATATTATGTAAAAGCAAGTAATGCTAGTTTGGCATCAGCTACTTTAAGCCTGTATATATACACAGGTACATTTACAACGGATAAGGGAGCAGCTAAATACACAATAACTAAAAACGAGATAAGCACTAACAACTATGTTGTTTTTGAGATTGCAGAACTTGTAAGGGATTACCTAGATATAGAATTTGATGGAGAGTACGACAGTCAAACCGTATGGGTTGAAGCTGATATAGAGATGTTTGATGCTATCAATGGTGGTGGTTCTAGTTTAGGCACAACAAGCACAGACTATATAGCTTTTGACGGTTACGGATATTTTGAAGATGCTATCAATCCTGAATTAAGTAGAACGTACCTACAAAGTAATTACAAAATATTCAGACCTAGTGACCAAAATGTTAGAGTACCTGTATTCACAGAGGACACAGATAGCGTTTCTTTTCTATACAAAGGAGAGGTAAAACGAGTACAAAGCATAAGCAGTAGCACAAACACTAACGGACAAATAGACTACATCACAGTATCAGGTGCTGACAATACAGACAATTACAAAGAACGTGTATTAGCAGACGGTGGTGTACTTGAAGACAATAGCCTTTTAGATGCGTTTTTAGACAGCGTAGACATAGGCTTGGTAGATGAACTATATATCAATTCAGATAGTGGCACAGAAGCCGTTAAAATAAGCACAGAGCCTTGTTCAAAGTATGAGCCTTACAAAGTTACGTTTATTAACAAGTTTGGTGCATTACAGGATATGTACTTTAGCCTTAAAAGCACATCGAGCCTAAACACAAAAGGCGAAACCTACAAATCAAATGTAGTAGACTTTGGCACACTAACATACGACACTTACAAACCACAAGTAAGCCAATATAACAAAATGGGTAAGGAAAGTATTTCACTAAACACTAACTACCTATCAGAAGAATATAACGAAGTAATAAAACAGCTTATGATGTCAGAGCAAGTATGGCTTACTAGACTAGACAATCCTGCACCTGATAGCAACAACCTAGAAACCGTATTAGCTGTAATACCCAAGACACAAAGTGTAACATACAAAACAAGCCTTAATGATAGACTTGTACAATATACAGTAGACTTTGATTATGCTTTTGATAAGATAAATACAGTAAGATAGTGGTTATACAATTATACATAGAAGGACAAAGGGTTGAGTTATTTAAAGACGAAAGTGTTACAATAACTGACAGTATCCAAAACGTAAAGGATATAGGTTCTATATTTACAGCCTTTAGTCAATCTTTTAATGTACCTGCAAGTAAGGCTAATAATAAAATATTTAAGCACTATTATAATTATGATATTGATTTAGCATATTCTTTCAATGCTAATGATTTAGTTTCAGGGATTATAGAACTAAACAACCTGCCATTTAGGAAAGGTTTTATAGGGCTTGATGGTGTTACATTAAAAAACAACAAAGCACACTCGTACAAAATTACATTCTTTGGAGAAACAGTAGATTTAAAAACAAAACTAAAAGAGACTAAATTAAGTACAGTGTTTCAGGGAGTTACTACTTATGACCACGAGTACGGAGTATCAACTGTAAAAACAGGATTACAAAGTAGTTTAGCAAGTGGAGCAATAAGATACCCTTTAATATCACATACTGAAAGATTGTTTTTTGATAGTGTTACACATACTGCTGATGACCGTAATTTACACTATGATACAGGTGGCGGTGGTGGTGGTTCACATAATCACGGTATAAGATACAATGACTTAAAACCTGCTATAAAATTAAGTACTATTATAGATGAAATAGAAAACTTTACAGGATTAACTTTTACAAGTGGAGCAAGTGATGACTTTTTTGACGAAACTAATAATCCTTTGTGGGGTACTTTATATTTATGGTTAAGTAGGGTAAAAGGCGCACTAGGCTTAAATGTAACAGGTACAGCAGTTGTAGATATGCCATTTACAGACTTTGATTTTTCAAGTGCAAGCCCTAGAGAATGGTATCCTGAACTACAAGGTACTACCCCTAACTTATCGCCATATTCTAGGATAAATTCAGGAGTTTGGACTATAAGACCACAAGCAGCTTTTTTTCCAAGTGATACATCATACCAATACTATACAACTTTCACGCTAACAAGCACATCACAATATACGATGATTGTTGAAGATGTTACAAGTACACCGTTTACAGTAGCATCAACAACAGGAACAGGAACACTTACATTAAGTAATGTATTTGTAGGTACAAATAATGTTTATGGTCAATTAAGAAAAATAAGATATAGGGTAACAAGCGAAGACCCTGCTATAACATTCACACCTACAATTGATTTCAAGTACCAAATCTTTCAAAATGGTAGTCTTTCAACATTTCGCACACAAATTACAGGTAATGCAATAGAGCCAAATGGTGCTGTTAGTAATATAGTAGTATCAGACCAAATGCCTGATTTAAAAGTAATAGATTTTCTCACAGGGCTATTTAAGATGTTTAACCTAACAGCTTTCGTACAAGACGATGGTAAGATTAAGGTAATGACATTAGATAATTTTTATAGTGCAGGTAATTCTTACGATGTAAGCGAATTTATAGATGTAAATCAAAGTGATGTTAATTTTGCCATACCTTATCAAGAGATAGCATTTAGATTTAAAAAACCAAACACATTTTTAGGTATAAACTTTAGCGAGATTAACAACAAGGTATTTGCAGACCTAGAAAGCACAACAGCAGAAAACGCTGATGTACAAACAACTAATAGAGGTGGCAAATATGTTGTTCAATTACCTTTTGGCAAAATGATTTACGAAAGGCTTAATGATTTGGATGATGGGACACAAAGTTTAATGCAGTACGGCTACTGTACTGACAAAGACCAAAACCCTATTAACATAGACCCTCTTATTTTAAATATAACAAACGAAACTTTAACAGCAGGGCATTATTTAAGTTTTTACAATGGTACAAGTACAGGCACAGCAGCAGGTTTAACTACATATAATAGACCATCTAATACATACGGCACAAGTCAATCTTTAAGTTTTGGCACAGAGATAGACGAGTACACAGGACTAGCAGAAGATGATAGCTTATTTGAGAACTATTATAAGAATTATATTGTAGATACTTTTAATGCTAAAAGAAGATTAGTAAAAGTAAAAGCATTTTTGCCATTAAGGGTATTGTTAAACTATCAGCTTAATGATGTATTTATTATAAATGGTAGGGAGTATATTATAAACAGCGTAAACACAAACCTGCTAACAGGCAAAAGTGATTTAGAACTATTAAACAAGCTATGATTAAGAATATACTAGACTTATTAGAATTAGCAAAAGGAGAAACAGAGAACATCCGTATAGCACAAGGTAAGTATCATTTGCCTAGTGGGTTAATGGGTGCAGGTAAAAAAATTAAAAGAGAAGCGAAATGGCAGAAAAAATAGTAATACAGGTACAAGCAGATACTAAAGATGCTGTAAAAGGTATTGACAAAGTAGATGAAAGCATAAAAGACGTTAACAAGTCTAGTGCAGACACAACAAATTCACTTGATAAAATGTCAGGTGGTGCTATTAGTGGCTTTAAAGGTATTACAAAGTCAGTAGGTACTGCCATAAAAGGTTTTAAGTCATTAAAGTTTGCTATTGCAGCAACAGGCATAGGTGCATTGATTATAGCTATTGCAGCAGTAGGACAAGCCTTTACGAGAAGTGAAGAAGGGCAAAACAAGTTTGCTAAACTTATGGGGGTTATAGGTGCTGTAACAGGGCAGTTTATGGATGCTATTGCAGGGCTAGGAGATTTGATTATAGGTGTTTTTGAAAACCCAAAACAAGCCTTAACAAACTTTGCTAACTTAATTAAAGACAACATTGTAAATAGGTTTGAAGGCTTATTAGAACTTGTACCACAATTAGGTAAAGCGATAGGATTGCTATTTGAGGGTAAGTTCAAAGAAGCAGGTAAAACAGCTACAAATGCGGTTGCTAAAGTATCTTTGGGTGTTGAGGATATTGTAGATAAAACACAACAGGCAATAGACAAAACAAACGAGTTTATACAAGCTACGGTAGAAGAAGGCGAAATAGCAGGTAAGATAGCAGACCAACGAGCAAAGGCTGATAAGGTAGAGCGAGACTTATTAGTACAAAGAGCAGAGGCAAATAGAAAGATTGCAGAGTTAAGAGAAATAGCAGCAAATAAAGAAACCGTTACAGTACAAGAAAGACTAGAGGCTATTAAAGAAGCTAGTAAAGTAGAGAATGAAATAACAGCTAAAGAAATAGAGGCTGCTAAATTACGACTAGAGGCTAAACAAGCAGAGAACGCATTAGGGTTATCTACAAAGGCTGATTTAGAAGAAGAAGCCCAACTTAAAGCTAGAGTAATTGAATTAGAAACAGCAAGGTTAAATACACAAAAAAGACTTACTGCTGAATTAACAGGTGCTATACGAGAACAAGCAGCAGAAGAAAAAGCAATACAAGCTGAAGAAGATGCAGCAGAAAAAGAGCGTAAAGATAGAATTGCTAAAGAAGATAAGGAAAGAGAAGAAACGCAACTAAAAGAAAAAGAAGAAAGAGATGCACGTATTGTAGCAGGTCAGCAGCAAACAGATGCTATGATTACACAATCAAAGGCACAAGCAGTAGATGCAGCTATTAGTTTATTTGGTGCAGAAACAGCAGCAGGTAAAGCAGCCCTTATAGCTAAACAGTTATTAGCAGTACAGGAGATGATTGGAGAGGCTAGAAAAACTATTACATTTTCTAGTTTAGTAGCAGCACGGTCAACAGCAGCAGTAGCAGAGGGTACGGCACAAACAGCTAAAATAGGTTTCCCACAAAACATTCCTATGCTTATTGGATATGCCTTACAAGCTGTTGGAATTATAGGCGCAATATCTAGTGCAGTAAGCAAAAGTAAGTCAGTAGCTAGTAGTTTAGGTAGTGGTGGTGGTAGTACACCATCAATAGCAAAACCAAGCGCACCTACATCTGCACCCCCTGCATTTAACATAGTAGGAGCAGGAGCAGGAAACCAATTAGCAGAAACAATAGCAGGTCAAAACGAAAGACCTATTAAAGCGTTTGTAACATCACAAGATGTAACAACTGCACAAAGTTTAGAGCGTAATATAGTAGAGGGCGCATCAATATAGTAAAATATAAAAAAAAAACGTTATAGTTATATGAGGATAGTCGAACTTATTTTAGATGAAAATAGTGTAGAGGGTATAGAGGCTATCTCTATTGTAGAAAACCCTGCCATTGAGGAGGACTTTGTTGCACTAAAAAACGAAGAAGTACAATTAGCGCAAATAGACAAACAACTATTAGTAGGTGCTTTGCTTATTCCTAATAAACCTATATACAGACGTAGAGGAGAAGATGAGTATTATATTTACTTCTCTAAAGACACTATCCGTAAGGCTGCTGAAATGTACCTTATGAAAGGTAATCAGAACAACAGCACACTAGAACACCAACACAGCCTAAATGGGCTTACGCTAGTAGAGAGTTGGCTAGTAGAAGATGAAACACACGATAAGTCTAGGAAGTATGGCTTAAACGTGCCTGTGGGTACTTGGATGGGTGTAGTCAAAGTAAACAA